CGCCTCTCAGATTTTGTTTGAACAGAACGTTCAGTCAACGTGGAATCGATTCATTGGCCTGATTGACCCGTTCTTGTCAAATATTAAGAGTAGATTCGGAATTACGGATTATCGCTTGATTCTTGATGAATCAACCACTACTCCCGACTTAATCGATCAGAACGTCTTGTATGCGAAGATCATGGTTAAGCCCGCAAGAGCAATTGAGTTCATCGCGATTGACTTCGTGATCATGTCAACGGGCGCCTCGTTCGATGACTAATAAAAGAAGTGGGGGGAATTTCCCCCACGTTACTAATTAAAATAGAAATATAGGAGTTTTATAATATGCCTTTCTGGTCAACCAACTTTGGTGAAGATGCCAACCTAAAAGATCCAAAAAGAAAATTTAGATTTAAAGTCGAATTTGGTGGATTTGGTGCTGATAATTTATTTTTGTGGTGGGCTAAAACCGCCGACAAGCCGTCTTTTACAATTGCGGCTTCCGAACACAAGTATTTAAATCACACCTTCTATTATCCCGGCAGTGTAACCTGGAACGAAGTAACTGTCGCGTTAGTTGATCCCGGCGAGCCCGATATGGCGGCGTCTATCTCTGGCTTGATCCAGGGTGGTGGCTATCATCCTCCCACGGATCCCAATGACGTTGGCACCATGACAAAGGCAACTGCCGTTTCTTCTCTTGGTCAAGTTACTGTTACGCAGATTGATGCGACGGGCGGCGAATTAGAGAAGTGGACACTTTACAATGCATTTATTAGTGATGTTAAGTATGGTGATTTGGCTTATGGTGACGATGAGTTATCAGAAATTAGCTTAACTCTTAAATATGATTGGGCCAAGCTTGATACGCCCAATACTGCGGGCTCTGTCGCTACTTCCGATAGTGGCGCCAAGACATTCTGGCCCGGCTAATAATCAAAGACAACTGAGGTGAATATTGTCGAGAAATAAAGATCGCGTGGGTGGTGTACAAAATAAAAATGTAGACACGCCACCTCCAAGCGTTATGAAAAGTGATTCAGAGGGATTTTCATTTGTTCTCCCTACTGAGTTTGTTGAACTCCCTTCGAAGGGAAGATTCTATCCAGAGGGGCACCCCCTTCATGGAGAGGATAGTCTTGAAATTAAACAAATGACAGCGAAAGAAGAAGATTTGCTTACTTCTCGAACTCTCTTAAAAAAGGGTGTTGCTTTGGATCGAATGGTTCAGAGTATTATTGTTGACAAGAGAATAAATTGTGATCATCTTTTGGTTGGTGACAAAAACGCTATAATTATTGCTGCAAGGGTTTCTGGATATGGAAACGAATACGCTACAAAAGTATCTTGCCCAAGCTGTGGAACAAATCAAGATTATACTTTTGATTTGAACAGCGTTAAAGTTTATTGCGGCGACGAAATAGATGCTTTAAGCATTACAGATAACGAAAATGGAACATTTGAAGTTGAGCTACCCCGCACGAAGGTGAATGTTACATTTAGATTATTAACCGGAAATGATGAGAAATCGATAGTTAGTGCCACTCAACTGGAACGTAAAAATAAAAACCCAGAGAGAGTAGTGACAAGACAACTATCAAATATAATTGTGGCTGTTAATGGGGATGATTCCATAGAAGCTCGAAAGTATCTTATTGATAATATGCCTTCATTAGATTCAAGGCACTTGAGGGCATCGTTTAAGTTGGCTTCTCCGAATATTGATATGACACATAATTTTGAGTGTTCAGAGTGTACCTACGAACAACTAATGGAGGTTCCGCTCACAGCGGACTTTTTTTGGCCTGACAGATGAATATATGGAGAGTGTTTATGAACAGTTTTTCTTTTTAAAATACTCTGGTGGTTGGTCATTCTCGGAAGCCTACAATCTTCCTGTTGGTTTGCGCATGTGGTTTGTCGAAAGACTAATTAGGCAGCTTAAAACCGAAAGCGATGCGATGGATAAGGCTTCGAGGGGAGGAGGGGGAAATTCTCAAACTTTAACCTCCCACAATCACCCTGGGATCCCCTCACAGCACCGATAAACATTAGAAGATAGGGCAAAAACAATCGCCCTATCTTTTTTTTATAAAACTATTTAATTTGAGACACATCTCTAAGAGGGCATACCTGTGGCATCATATACTCCCGCTCAAATTGCTCAAATGAGGGCTGACACGGAGATCCTCGTCGCGCTAGGCGAACGACGCTCGGTGCAGCAAGAGCTTGAGTTAAAGAAGAATCAACAAATATTAGCCTTCTTGGAAAAGAGTGCGACCTATCTTCAGGACCAAGTAGATGGAGCAGAGAACCTTCTGGGTATATATAAACAAATAGAACATACTGTGGCGGGCTCGCATTTGGTAAGCCAACAGAGGCTCCATCTTGAGGAGGAAAAATTACGCCTCACCGATCAAACACTAAAAGATCACAAACTTCTCGCGGAGTACATGAAAAAGTTTGGACTATCAGAAAAAGCAGCCCTTAAGGAACTTCTTAAACAACAGCAGACGCAAGAAAGAAATATAGAACTCTTCAAAGCACAAGTAGAATTTCAAGACGAATTCACCGCTAGCGCCAAAGAGGGCGCCGAGGCATGGAAAGAGATAAATGCGGAAATGATAGGCGCCACCAGCGTATATACTGGCGCCTTCGATATAAGAAAAGGCAAAAAATATTGGAAAGCCATGGCGGGCATGTCTGCCGGCGGCTTTTTTTCGGCATTAAATAAGTTAAGCACGGGAATACTGATCAGTGTAATTAATAATATAGTGAATTTGGCAATTGCCATGCATGATGCAGAAGGCAAATTCAGAAAAACAACCGGCGCCACCGCTGGAATGGCCCGGGAGATGACGGGGGTATATGAGGCTACTCGTGGCGCCGGCGTAAGCATTGAAGAAGCCAGCAAAGCAATGGAGGGGTTATATAGAAATTTCACAGATTTTACAATGCTCGCCCCACAAACAAGAGCAGAATTAGGCAAAACTGGCGCCGTTTTGGCGGAATTGGGTGTCTCTAACGAAGCTTTTGCAAAAGGCATTCAGGTTTCAACCAAAATGCTTGGACAAGGTGTGATAGAAGCCAACAAAACAGCGATGGAACTAAAAGACTTCGCGACAAACTTGGGTGTTCCGGTTGATACGCTTTCTGAGAAATATGCATCGATGGGGCCCAGCTTGGCGAAACTTGGAGATCAGGGAACCAAGGCTTTTAAAGATTTAGCACACATTTCAAAGATTACTGGTTTAGAAATGGAAAAGGTTCTTCGTATAACTGATAAATTCGATACTTTTGAGGGCGCCGCAGAACAAGCTGGTAAATTAAATGCCGCCCTTGGCGGGAACTTCGTAAATGCCATGGATCTGATGATGGCAACCGATCCAGCAGAAAGATTTGGAATGATTCGTGATTCTCTATTGGACGCCGGCTTGAGTTTCGATGATATGTCATATTATCAGAGAAAGTTTTATGCCGATTCTTTGGGTCTTGAGGATGTGGGTGATTTGGCACTGATGATGAGTGGCAACATGGATACGTTGGCAGGTACCACAAATAAAACCACAGCAGATTATGAAAAGATGGCGGCACAGGCGCTAGCCACTCAGACATTGCAAGACAAATTCAATGCGACGTTGGCCGACATGGTGCCAATTCTTTTGCCGCTTATTGATTGGATAGCCGACCTGGCCGAGAAGCTTAATAAGAAGAAAGACCTGATAAAAGAATTAATTGTAGGGGCAGTGAAGCTGGCTGCTTTTCTTAAGTTGCTTGGAATAGCTATAGCAATTGTAACTGCGCCGGCGTGGGCTATGTGGCTAGCAATTGGGGCACTTATTGCTGTCGTTGTGGTTTTTTGGGATGAAATAAAGAAAGTTAGTGACCTATTATTTAAAGATGATGCGGGGGCTTCAACATTCCTCGAAGGACTTTGGAAATTTGCTCATTCTTTTGAGGCGATTGGAGGAGTTATGAAGGCGATTTTAAATCCAATCGACACTTTAAAAAGTGTATTTGCGGCTCTAACCGATGTTATGTTTAAACCTCTTCAGATGCTTAATAGCATGATGGAAAACCTACGCGACCCGGCGATTGCCACCAACGTTGAAAAAATTGCTGCTGCCATTGATCAGATACCCACCACCAAAGCAGTCGCACTAATGTATACTGCTGGTGCCGTTGGGGTTGCGAACACTGTGGCTTCGGCCGTGACTGCTCCCATGCAAATCGCGAGAGGTGCGATGGGTGGTGGAGGTGGTGCAACCCAAACAGTAAGACAGCCAATCGAACTTAAGATTGGAGAAAGAACAATGGGTAATTTTGTGTTGGATGTGATTGGAAAAGAAATTACTGCAATTAATGTGAGTCAAAGTTAATGAAAAGGAGATTATATCATGGCAGATTCTGACGATTTTAAACCCTTTAACGCTTTGCAATATGGGGGAGAATTAGAAAGAAGCACCCACACCTTTGTCGACGGAAGTGATGCTTATGCAAATAACCATAGAACAGTAATTTCTTTTTTGCACCAACCTTCGCAAAACTCGGTTACTTTCAAGGCATTTATCTCAACATTCAATGAGACGTGTAATTCTGATTGGGCGTCTGAGCGTGTGTTTGGTCGAGCAGATCCCATTTATATGTTTAGGCAAACCGACCGAAAAATATCGTTAGCCTTTAAGGTTCCCGCTGCTTCTTCCGGAGAAGCTTACGAAAACCTTGGGAAGCTTCAATTATTGGCTCAATTTTTATATCCCGCTTATAAAAATGCGGCGCATGCACAAACAATTACGCAATCACCCTTAATTAGAATAAAATTTATGAATTTGTTGGCAAATCGTCCCGGAGGGCCCGTCGCGACTATTGACGGATCCGCGACAGAGCTTTATAACGAATACGTAACATCCGCCAACGATGGCAACCCCGCGACCGGTCTTCTGGGAACCATTAGTAGCCTCACATTTAATCATAATTTGGAAGGTGATATCGGCGCGATTGACTTTAAGGGATCAAATACCATTCTTCCCAAAATGGTGGACGTTGCGTTGGAGTTTTCAGTTATTCACGAACCGCGCATTGCTCAGGGGTGGTGGAGCATGAGCGAGAACATTATGGAGTTTGATGGGGGGAATAGTGGTTTTCCATATGGCGCGCCCCTATATGAAGATCCGGAGCCCGCCGCACCCACGCCCGCGGCCGAGGAGACCGAGGCCGCGGCCGAGGAGACCGAGGCCGAGCTAGCCGAGCGCACGGCCGCCAAATGGCGGGCCGTCGATCAAACGACTCGCACCGCACAAAGCATGGCGCGCATTCGTGAGGAAAAATAAACATGGCAGATCCCAAAGATTTTAAAAATTTCAATGCCCTGACATACGGGGGGGGACTGGAACTCAAACAAAAAGGATCCGGACAAACACATTATCCCTATACAGACGGTAGTGATGCTTATGCAAATAATTATCAAACCGTAATTTCTTTTTTTCATGTCCCAACCCAAAAAGAGATTTTCTTTAAGGCATTTATAACCGCATTTAACGAAACATATGCTAGTGATTGGTCCTCTGAACGAATTTATGGTCGGAGTGATCCGGTCCAGATGTTCAAACAAAATGAAAGAAAAATATCATTGGGATTTAAAATTCCTGCCGCTTCTTCTGGAGAGGCTTATGAAAACCTTGCAAAGCTTCAATTGTTGATGAGATTTTTATATCCTGTGTATGCTATGCCGACCGCCGCGAGCGGCGCACTTACGGTTACTCAATCGCCATTGATTAGAATAAAGTTTATGAATCTTCTTGCGAAGCAGGCGCCCGGATACACTCAGCACCTCATCAGCGGGGACGGCTTAACCCGAGAACAATATTTGAAGGACTACATTAAGAGTAGTACCTTCGATGCAGAGCAGGGCCTCTTAGGACTAATTACCAATTTAACATTTAATCATAACATGGAAGGCGATATTGGAGTGATCGATGCACCAACAATTGCAGAGCCAGCCGCTACTGACAGCAAGTTCAAGCTGTTCAGCAATCCAGCCGACCCCGCACCCACGACACAGGGATCCGGCGTCGTCCTTCCAAAAATGATAGACGTTACGTTGGGGTTTTCAGCCATTCATGAGCATTCATTGGGGTGGGAACCAAACCCGGCGAACGATCCCCCGGGATCCCTCGCCTTTTCTTCTCAGCGATTTCCTTATAATGTGCTGTTGGACCCGGGAACCCCCCCTGTGGACGAATCAGTAACTGGCGAGTCTGGCGACACAGCCACAGAAGATGGAAAAAAGGCGCTTTTTGAAAGAACAATGGATGGCTTGAAAAAAGCTCGCTGGGGAGACGAACCCAGGCCGTCGTTTTGGCCCATTGAATTTACTGATGGAACATAAAAGGAGATTAGCAAACTATGTCTAGATATAACAACACGCGTATTTTAATAAATAGCAGTGAATATTATGCGCCTTTGAGAAAAAGTCGCAAAATGCCCGCTATAAGACAATATGCCACCCCGATTCTTACGAACCCCACAGTTGAACAACGTAGCAGACTTAAAACGACAGCATATATTTGGAAATATGGGGATCGCTTTTATAATTTGGCGCATAAGTTTTATAACGACACGCGGTTTTGGTGGGTTATCGCGTGGTATAATAGTTATCCCACGGAAGCACACATTGAGACAGGCAAGGTGATTTATATTCCATTGAACCTTGAACAAGCACTTAGAGTGCTGGGGATGTAAGAAGTGGCAATACCACCAAAAGATCAACCGGTATACGATCCCGAAGATCCGGAACGCCCTTGGGAGGTAACTTTCGACAAGTCACCCGAAGGTCACGCTGCCCAACAAAGCTTTATTTCAGACTGGTACGACGATCCCGATGCCCCGGGCCGCACTGAGTCCGAGAAGGATCCATACATCAGCCAGTTCATCGAGCGAAGGGCAGAACTCGACGCAATCGCCGCCCAAAATGCCGACGCAGAAGCAGACGAAGTTGCCGCAGCAGCATCGGACGAAGAAGCGACGATTGTGGGGGTCGGAGAGGTTGAATTTGAAGAGCAGTGCTTTCTGTTAACTTTTCTTAAGGATTTTGTAGCCTACAAAAAGGAGAGGTCCCACATCACCGTAGAGAATGCAAAATCCAAAGACTTACCTTATCTTAACGGAGTCAACTCATCTTTATTGGTCGACGGCGATCCCTTTGGTTTGATTAATAAGCTGACACAGTATGAGTCTGCCGAAAGGTTTTATGAATTAACGCCGGCCCAAATTTCCAGCTTACAGCCTATGATTAGTCTTTACAAGGTTACGGATCTGCAAGATGGTACCGAGTATGAACAAGAAATTAATTTTGATTCTCATTTGACTCCAGAGTATGCGGAAGATGTTTTAAAAGATCGATATAGAAGAGGATTTGGTGCCGGCATTAAAGATTTTACGTTTTCTTATGAGGCAGACAACCCGTTTGGACTCAAAAAAAGCATTAAAGCAAAATTGACGATCTTTGCAAATGATTTTGATGAGCTATTAAGAGAAAGGTCTCCCGACAGCGCCGCGCCGTATAGATATATTGAGCTAGCCCTTAAAACCGGCTCGAAGTTAATGGCTGATTCGGTTAATAAAATAAATCCCCATGCTGCCGATGAAGTCTACGACAATCTTTCAAAATTAATGTTTCGGTTAAAAGCTGTTGTTGGGTGGCAACTTCCCAATGGAGCGTCCCCGGTCCCGCTAGACTCGATTTATAATTCTTATATATCTTTGAATTTAACACCCACCACTCATGAATTTAATATAGATGAAATGGGTCGTGTCAGTTTCGTGATTCATTATTTAGCTTATGTTGAAGACTTTTTTGATCAGCCCAGCTTTAATATTTTTACAGATCCTGCCGTTGAACGAAACATGTTAAGAAGAAAATTAAAATTTAAAGTTTTTAATAAAGAATGCGAACCGGACCAGCTTAATAAACTGAAAAAACAAAGCAGGAACACCATTCAACAAGATAAGATAAGGAGCCTGCAAAGCTTAATGAATGGTTTGTTGAACGCGTGGCGTCTTTATAATTTATCGCTGCCTTATAAAAGTATTGCTGATTATTTGGTGCAAGGGCCTGATTTTGATATAACGAATTATGTTGGACAGGCACTTCCAGGCGACTCCACCACTGCGACGATATTAGCGGATTATAGCCCCGAACTTGTGGAGGGGCTCACGACGGGCCCCTCCGAGGAGGCGATAGCCGCAGACGTGGAGCCCCCGAAGCCCGAGGGAGA